GGAAAATAATTGGCGGCCGATAAGGCCGACCGATTTCGGGCAGAGGTGCAATCACACGGAGAGGGGTGTCAGCACCAATTAATAAGATAACAAATATAACAATCATGAGTGACATTTTCAATCAACAGGGACTGAAATCCAAATTTTCGAACATTGTCAAGAATGAAGGACAAGGTGACTCGGACATCAGAGAGGTATTCAATGAATTAGCAAGACCTCAAGCCGAAGTTGGCCGAGACATAGAATATTCAGAACTTAGTCAGGCATTAAATGACAATAGCGTTAAAGTCTTTAGACCGCAGCCGTATGATGAATTGGTTAATATTCCCTTTATAGAGGCCGCATCTCCTAGAATGATGGCCCTGTACGGGGAACTGTTGGATTCCAAAGACGTTTCACTGCCTGTTGGCTCTGGCCTGCACATACCAACCTATAAGCCAGGCCATGAGGTCACCCCACCCCTCCTCACTTTACCTAACTCGCTTTCCTATGAGTACATGCATTACATAGCTAACTCAGCTAATGACACGTGGGACAAGCAGATTTATGAGACCCTTAAAGAACTACTTGTAGCTCAAGCTACAAATAGGTTCTCTACTGGTTCCCTACTTGGTCAAGTGAAGAGGGTTGCGGCCGGCCAAGATGTGGCATATGGAAGAAAAGGTCACCATAAGAATAAGAGCTTTAAAGAAATGGGGATAACTCCATATCGTGTGATGGAGTGGCTTGATGAGTACATGCCAATCAGTGATGACGAGCCTGAGATAACCTTATCAAACACCCTTGACTGGCTTGTATACACGCCAGAAGAGGCTGAATTGATGGGGGTCCCAGACTCGTTACCAGACATCACACAATCCTCAGCAGCGGGTCTCCCCTGGCTGGGTAAGAAGAAGGGCGAAGTTGCCGTATCTGCTCTGATTACGGCGAATATGCTGATAAAAGACGTGTCACAACTTCTGAAAGAAAACCTCTTTACTGGATCCAACAATCCATTGGATCCCAAGAAGGAAGGTGTAGCAGAAGTTACGACAAAGAACCCAAGGAGGGCAGCAGACCAATTCTCCCGACAGGTACTCGATAGAATCATTAAAGAGTACTCTTACACAATGATGGGTCTACTTTTCCCGAAAGGAGAGCGGTATGCCATAGCTGACCATTTAACCAAGACTAGGAATATTTGGAGCGCCAGTTATGTCACACACCTAATCGGGTCAACAATATCAGACCAGCCAGCAAAACGCATGCTAAACGTCCTTACATCAACATCAAGGACGCCATCCCTAGCTAAGTTTTCTCCAACTCAGGGAGGGATGGAGGCTCTTATTAATATTATCCTCAACGCAACAGATATAGTGGAACTAGTATACGCTGATAACGCATACATATACTATCCGAACGAAGATATATGGTATAGCATAGACCTAACAAAAGGCGAGGCTAACTGTACACGCGATGTGGCAATGACAACAGCCATGTACCTATTAACAAGAGGTTGGACATCGAAACAGGGTACACCTATATACAATTACACATGGGCATACTTAGCCTTGTATGGTATACCATATATGACCGTGGACTCAATTAGTGTATTAAAGAACTTCCAGATAAAGAATCCTGGACAGGGCAGTGGCAATCCGTGGACCTTCTTGAACAATCATGTATTAACCACGATACTGATGAACAAGTGGTCTGAGATAGGTAAGCCACAACCCTCCCCGGATGTTATCGAGAAGTTGGCATCAATGACAGGAATTGATTTCAAGGTTGAACTAGTAGTGACAAACTTCCGAGAGAAACTAATAGCAGCTTCAAGGCATTCGATCCCTACAAGTAACAGGGTTGAACCCAGAACAATTGTAGAGATGGACATGCTGGGCTGGGACGTAACTCACACGGAGTTTGGCTTCACACCGGTACTGTCAAAAGAACGACTATTCAAATCAATAGCCTGCCCACAACCACCAAGTAGCACCTTTCAAACGAGCGTGGCAAAACAGGTACACAAGTACATTCAGAATGTAGCTCTGTTGTACGTGGGTGCCTGGGCTTATCCATGCATAGCACAGACCATAGAGGGGTATGCTCTAAATCATTGGAACACTATAAATATAATGATCCGAAACAAAGAGTATGATCTTGACAAGGCTATAGGAAAAGCCGTAGAGGCTAGCCCATTTAGCGAAGTTATCAGCCTGTTAAGCTTGGATAGACCGATGCATGAGCAAAATTACGCACAGGTCTTATACCAACAGAAGACCATCGAAAAGAAAGAGGCAAAACCAAAGGTTAGCAACCCGCTATACAAACGGGATAAAGAGACCTACCACGAATACACAACGCGTATGGCGAGAATGAGGATCAATGACGACATGGTTGGTCCTCAGTGGGAACCAATAATAAACCTGGTTACCAAACTCTATCCGCGGGAGGCTACAGGAGAGAACCAAAAGTCTAGGGAATCAATGACAAGGGTTAAGATACGAGGATTATTGGAAAACATGGAAAGACAGTTAGAAAGCAATGGCAGATCAATGGATGTATGGTACAATGCATACCTAACAGGAAAGAAACCAAGTGGAGTCGACAAAAAGTTGGCAACATTACTAGTCCTGTTAGCACCAAAAAGAACTAAGAAACTGCCTTCAGGAGTTTATCAAAAACTACTTGGGTACCCGCCCATAGATAAATCTCCCGTTCCATCTCTTACATCTGATGAGGCGTATCTTTACGACACGAATTCCCTAGAATACAACCGGATAGCATACGTAAGCAAATTGAATGAAGATGACATCACAGTTTATGCCAATAAGTACATGGTGTACAGCAGCACCCTGTTGTCAAACCTTCTGCCAGACAAAGTAGATTGGCCAGAACTGAGATCAATGAACGTCGAGGGCGCATCGGATCCTTATCAAGTGAAGGGCTACAAAAAGAAGGAGTTGAAGCCACGGTTTGGTGAGGAGATACTAGACGATGAGCCAACTGGCAAGAAGTCATCATCAGAAAAGAGAAGGCTACAGAGGAAAGGCCAAAAAGCCAAGTTGCAGAGACAAGCTGCAACAGGCACAACATTTGTTAGAAAACCATTAAATTAACCCCGGGAGGGGGGGGACTAAATCTTGGTAAGGAATAGACCATCCGCCACTGGCTTAAGAACCAGGTCCCTTAGCCGTTAGACTAAAAGCAAGTCACCTGCTCTCATCAGGCAGGAGATCCCAAATGTAAATTGGGACGGCTCCC